GGATGAGGAGGGGCCTACGACTCGGCAATGGTATATTGGCCTCGTGCATCTTGTCTACGCCGCGTCCAATCAGGCCGCAAACGTCGGCCGCGTCGTCCCAACGACCCCCCGGAAACTTGATGAGCTGGTCGATCACGTGGTCGGTCCAAGCCCTTTTGATGGGGAAGTGCACCGTCTTGGCCGCCGCGCGGGCGTGGAACGCCTGAAGCTTGACCGATTTGTCGGTCATGGAGGGTAGTTGCTCGATCAGGACGAACTTCTGGGCGAGGCGCATGGACTGGCGGATAGACGGCCCGATGGCCTTGTCGATCAGCCCGCCTTCGTTGAACCACCGGGTCGGCCGGTAGATCCCGACGAACTTCTGGAACGCCGCGATGCCCTTGTCCGTCTCGCACTGCGCGTACCACCAGTCGATGAACCAGAGGTCCCCGATAGCGTCGATCCCGACCACACCGTGCTCGGTGAAGTCGGGCTCCTTCTTGCCCGGCTCCGGCTCCATCGTGGCGTAGTCGCTGGCGCCGTATATGCGCAGCGATGACGGCAACGCGTCGAGGTCACTGTAGGTTTGAATGGTCATACGCGCGGGAGGTCTGGATCGTAAAGGCGGAACATGTCCCGATGGAAATGGATGCCGGCTAGTGGAGCCGGTCGTTGCTGGAACAATGCGTTCCACGTGCGAGCGGCACGCGGATTGTCTTCCCATGAGCGCCAGTGATCACGAGGAAACCATTCTGGCCAGAGATACTCACCGGGTTTACGGCCAAGAGGATCATCAACCCGCTCTGCTTTCGCAGGTATACAGAGCACTTTCCAGTACTGTCCGTCTCGACAATGTATGAGTCCACTTTCGCCCTCGTAGTTCTCTGGGAGGATGGAGCCGGCGAGGTCCATTTCGGACCACCGCGTCTGAATGAGCAAGCACCACATCTTGGGCTTCGCTCTGGTCAGAACCGTGTCGATGTACTCCTGATAAATCTTCTCGCAGATCGCACTTGAGTCGGCCTGCTCGCGGTTTGCTACCGGGTCGTCTATGACAAATCCGTCTGCACGGTTACCCGTAATTCCGGCGAGCAGGCCGGCGGCCATCATGCCCGAACCGTTGGTGAGCTGCCAGTCGTCCACCGCGCGCTGATCATCCAACAGCCGCGGCCGCGAGTCCCACAGCGAGGTGTAGATGTTCTGCTTGACGATGGCACGGACCTTGCGCGACTGCTTTGCCGCGATGCCCGTGGCGTAAGAGCCGAGAATGATCTGCTGGTTGCGCTTGCGGCCCATCGCCCACGACGGGGCGACGACCGAGCCGTACGTGCTCTTGGCGCTGCCCGGCGGGGCGAAGATCATCAGCCGCCCGCGCGGGGTCTCGATGCACTCCTGAATGGCCATCATCATCACGAGGTGGTGCAGCGCGACGCGCTCGTCGATGGGCGTGTAGAGCGTCGGCTTCGCCTCGATCAGATTGCGCTCGCCGTCCTCCACGTCGTCCAGCGGATCGTCCTCGTCCTGCCCGAAGATCGGCACGCCTGGAATATCGAGCGCTTGGCTGTACTCAGCAAGCGATTTCTGGGACCTCTGGCGCCGCAGCTTCTCGATGGCAGCTTGCGCGGGGGTCAGTTGGGGGCGTTCAGCTTCGGTCATTCCAGTAACGGGTCCTTGGCTGGTGCGGGCAGGGCGCGCTTCTCGATGGCCTCCCACTCCGCGTCGATGATGGCGTCGAGCTCCTCGTTCGTGTACAGCGCGGCCGCCTGCCGGGAGCGCTGCGCCGCCGGGATGGCGATGACGGCCTGCGTGGCCTTGCCGTAGCCGCGGTCCAGTATGGCCTCGGCGGCCCGGATGCGGTCTTTCGTCTCCTCCGCCGTGTTGTCCATGATGTCGGCGAGCGTGCTGATAGCGCGCTCCCCGTGCTCACGGGCGTGGGCGTCAATCGACTTGCGGCGTGGAGGGCTCGACATCGGGGTAGTGTATCAGCGGGTTGTCCGCGGCGGCAATATCGCACGCCATGACCTTCACCAAGAACATAACCGCCACCACCCCGGCCGCAACCTGAAGCCCGAAGACGACCCACCGGGCGGGCACGTCCTCGTCTTCATCCTCCGGCTGGCCGAAATACCAGCGCACCCCGAGCCACTTCACGATCATTAAAGTGGACTCTCAACATTGCGCGGCGACTCGCTGAGCGGCCCGACAAGCGCTTCGGTTCTCTGGAGTATGGGATTTTTGAGAATCGTCGGCGCCTGCGCCCCCGGCCGGGGAGCAACCTGGAACTGGATGTGAATGTCCCGGTGGACGTACGAACCGAGCCAGTAGCCGGCCAGCAGGCCGATGGAAAACACGAGCCACAGAACCATTGCAGCGAGGCGCATTACTTGGTTTCCTTTCGCGGTTGGGTGGGGCAGGAGACGCCGGGGACCCCGTACTCCTCGGGAATCGCGACGCCTTCGTACGTGACCATGTACTTCATGGTGACGGTGTACGCCTGATACTCGATCAGGAACAGGTCCGGGCACGTGGTGGGATGGAATCCATTGTGGAACTGGAGCCAGTGCGTGAGCTCGTGCACAGCGATGGTGTTCGCCGAATCCTCGGCGTCGCTCCTGATCACGATGCGCTCGGGCCGGGTCCCTATGTTCGCGTCGTTCGTGGTCGGCCACTCGTAGAAGCCGAGCAGCGGGCACATCAGAACGTGAAGCGGGTCGTCGCCGCCGCACTGATCCTTCGCCATCTCGGGCGCGGTCACTTCGGTGACGACCGGCGTCGGCGCATCGGCGGGAATCGGATAGCCACTGAGCTGAGACGCGATCAGCAGCAAAGATTTTACTTGGGAACCCATCATTACCGTTGGCACGAAAATTCTCCTCGTAGCTTTTATGGTCAGCGCACTTCGTAGCTCAGCAGCCTCCGAGTCTCGAACCTAGCACACCCCCCGGCGTCTGCAAATAGCTACGTGCCTTTGGGTCCCTCGAAGACACCCCGGTGGGGGTCGCAATTACCGTGCCAGCTCCGAACTCGCCCCGAACTCAAAAACGATTCGCTCCGGGCGCAGACACTACGTGCCGGCTCGCTCCTCGCCACGCCCAAGTACGAAAAGGGCTCCCCACCCCCGGCTCATACCCTCCGCGTATTCGACGCGCAGCTCGACGCCGATCGCCGACCGCCCGCAGCCCCGGCTTGGCACGCTTCTTGCATGGGAGCGAATCGCCCTCCCGCCTGGTTTGACATAGCGTTGGCACGATTCTTGCGAGCGTATGCAAGAAGCGTGCCATGTCCCGCATGCGGCCGGCCCGGCGCCGGGACACGATGCGGGACACGCGTAAGCGCTTGTATCTATTTGCTCTGTCCCGTATGTCCCGGATATACCGTTAAATAATAACTTATTGGATTATATATAAATTTTATAGCCGCGAGTAGCAAATGGGCGGATTTGCCGGTACATGCCGGGATACCGGGACAAACCGCAACCTTGCAAAAACCATGCCAGCGTGACGTTTTTGTCACATTGTGACCAAAACCGTCGGAAAACTTGACACTTTGCGTCACATCGGCCGGGCCGTAAAAACCTAACTGGTTGATTTACCAGAGAAAACCTTCGTTGGCACGGATGGTGCATTATCCTAGACCATGGAAACGAAGACACTTGAGCAGATTCTGGCGGAGAGAGCAGCGCAGCATGCGGCCGGAGTGCCGCTGACACCGCTGCCCCGCCTTGGCAAGCCTTCCCGCGGCGCGCGTAGCAGCGCCACATGGCGCAAGCGCCGCGAGCAGACCCCCCGCTAACCCTAAGGAGCACGGACAGATGACCAACGCCCAAGTAGCTGCCCTGATCCGCAAAGCACGCCATGTCTACATGGACGCGCTAGCAGCCCACGACACGATTCCGGTGCGCGTCTACAAGAACGACGTGCTGGATATGCTGAGCCGAGATCCGACGGGCACGGCGTTTGAGGCTAACCTGCATTTTGATGGCACCCTGTACATCCACCCCGCACACTAGGAGCACAGACGATGGCACTCACCAAAAGCTTACACACGGTCACCGCGGCGACGAACGTCGCCAAGCTGATCATGCGCACCGACCGCGGGCAGACGGTCGTCAGCGGCGCTGCCTTGGCCGCCAAGGCGCTCGAAGCCTTGGGGCAGGCCCTTGATGGCAGCGAGACATCACAGCGCATCATTGCGAACTGCAAGGCGCTGGTAGGCTCGGACGGCTGAGCACAGCGTGCCCGGCACTGCGTCGGCAGTGTCGGGCGCAGTGTCCTCACTCACAACGGAGCATATGACCATGAAAGCGAAAGTCCTCCCCACTGCCGGCGGTTTCCGCGGCGCCTTGTTCGTCAACGGTGCGGTGCGCTGTGTCACCCTCAAGGTGTTCACCGACCGCAACCGGGCCGCGCTCGCGGCGCTCGACCTTCTCACGGCGGCGCTGTGAACCGTCAGGCAACCCGTTTCCTTAACTCACTCTGTAGGAGTACCCGCACCATGTTTACCCTCGCACTCATTTCAGCTTGGATCACAGCGGCAGTCTGCGCGGCGCTCGCGCTGAGAGGCTAGCGGTCAGGGGCTCTGCGGAGCCCCTACCCGATGCCCTCTCACAACGGAGACACTGACAGATGACTACAGACACGCAAGCGCCGCTCCCGCTAGACACGGAGCGCGCGGAACGCATCGCGGCATTCGCTGCGTTGCGCGCCGCGGTACGCATGGCCATTGCGGCCGGCTTTAGGCGCGAGCCCATTACGCGCACTGTGCAGCGCATCGACGGCACGGCGTCCGCGGCCGGCGGTTGGCGTCGCACCGATTGGCGCGGCCCGTACGCGTACAGCATCATAGCTGCGGCCGGCGAAGATGCGCCGTGGCACGCCGTGGAACTGACGGCGCCTCAGCGCGCTGTATTCGGGGATGCGCGGTACTTGTGGCGCACGTCGAGCGATGGTGCCCGCTTTGAGTACGATTCGGGCCGGTATGAGCCCGAAACGAACACGTGCGAGCATTGCAGCCACGTCGGGCCGTCAGACGACGATTGGTCCGAGGTTCATTACCGCACGTCTACCGGCCGGTCTAACAGCGCCACATGGTGCGCTGACTGCGCGTCGGACACCTACTACTGCGAGCGCACGTCGCAGCTATGGTGTAGCGATGACGTAACAACCGTGGACGGCGAAACGGTAGCGTGTAGGTGGGCGGAGGAAAACGCCCACTACTGGGAGTCTGACGGCGAGTATCACTTCGAGCCTGAGGAGGAGGAGGAGGAGCAAGGCTCAGACGACCTGCCCGCGGACGACGACGGCACCATCTACCGCTACGGTACGAACGTACTGGGGCGGCATTCCTGGCCAGGCGAGACGGCTCCCGACGCGCTGTGCTTTGGCGTCGAGCTTGAGACTGAGCCCGGCGATAACACCAACGCGGGGCAGCATGCGCTGGCCGCGGCGCTAGGCGGCCGTAACGGCCACAACGGCGAGCTTGGCGGCGCATACATTCTCGCGGCCGACGGCTCGCTCGACTGTGGCGTGGAAATCATCACGGTCCCGCAGACCCTTGAGCAGCATCACACAGGCCGCCGCATACCGTGGCGCAAGGTGGCGCACGCGCTCAAAGAAGTAGGCGCCAAGGCTGGCGCGAACACCAAAAACTGCGGCATGCACGTCCACATAAACCGCAAGGCGCTCAGCGCGCTGACGGTGGGTAAGATGCTGGTACTGATTAACTCCCCCACCATGCAGCGGTTCGTAGAGTTAGTGGCACAGCGTTCCGCCACGTCATACTGCCAACGCTCAGCGAAGAAGGTCACCGACGTTAACCGGCCGCACGATCACAGCGACCATTACGACGCGCTCAACATTGGCACGGAACATGGTACGCTTGAACTGCGGATCTTCCGCGGCAACACGCGCCACAGTCGCATCATGAAGAATCTGGAATTCTGCCACGCGCTGTGCATCTACTGCCGCGACGCCTCCATGCTCGATATCGAGAAACCTGCCAACATGCGGCGCTGGATCATGGAGCGCGCGGGCGCGTACCCTAACCTCTCCAAGTTTCTCAACGACAACCAGTCGGCCTAATCCTGGCCAGGAGTAACTCTGATGTGTCTCATAGCTTACGTTCCCTCAGGCTCGGCCGTGCCGCGCTTGACCTTTGACTACGCTCACGCGGTGAACCGCGACGGCTTGGGCGTGATGTCAGCGCGCGACGGCGTGCGCAAGTTCTACGGCAAGAAGCAACTGAAGCGTGCGCGCCGCTACTCGGCCGCGCTCAGTGCGGATGGCGTAGCGCACGCGGTGCATTGGCGCTACACCACACACGGAGAGACATCGCTCGCCATGTGCCACCCCTTCACTACCGCGGACGGCCGCGCGCACGTGATGCACAATGGCGTGCTAGGGCAGTACGCGCGCAAGGCTACGGGCGCGCTCAGCGACACCGCGCTGTACGTCGGTGCACTGTCAGACATCCCCGACGAGTGTCCTGGCCAGGACTCCCAGTACTGGGGCGCCGTGGAAAAGGACATTGGCTACAACAACAAATTCGTAGTGCTCCACGGGTCCACGTTCTACATTCTGAATGAGCATGCGGGCGAATGGCTGGATGGCGTTTGGTACTCGAACACCTACAGTCTGCCCGACGGCGGCGACGACGACGACGCGTACGAGTACGTACCCGGCCCTGCCGACACGGAGGCGGCCGTGTGCGGGCTCGCGGATCCTGCCGACTGGTATGACGCGCTCAGCAAAACGTGGCAGCGCGCCAAGCGCACGCCCACGGAGCCCGCGCGCATGCTCGCCGGTGACTACGGGTACGCAGCCGGCAAGCGCTACAACGTTGTCACGGGCCATTGGGACTACCCGGAGACACGCAAGAAGACTTACGGCGCCGGGCCTACGCTGGACGTGGACGGCCACGCGGACGAGGACTCGGAATACCTGGCCTGGTTCAAGGACAGGCACGGTATCCGGTCCGGCAACGAGTGACGCATGCAAGGGTCCGGGCAACCGGGCCCTTGCGTGTTCTCACTCACACGGAGCATACGAAGATGACCAAGTTAGACTTGAGCGGTGCCATTCGCGCCGTGCTGATATGCGCCATTGCCGGTTACGCCATAGCGCTAGGCTGCGCGCTCGCAATCGCGTGGACGTTCGTTCGCTTGATACTGGCGGCCGTGCTGTGAGCTCGCTCAGAGACTCAGAGACTCAGAATCCT